CGCCACATCTCGAACGGCCCGCGCTGGTTCATGTCGTCTTTGACGGCGCGCTCCGCGGTGCGCATGACACGGGCTGCAGCCTCCGGCGGCGTTCCGGGCGTCGTGGAGAAGGTGACGGATTTCGGCCCGCCAAGCGGACCCGGCGGGGAAATGTCCACATGGATTCGGTGGTCCGTGCCTTCGATCGGCACTGAGTAATCGACGCTTCCTTCCTGATGCACCCGGCGGTACTGGCCGATTTCATCCTCCGCGCGAGCGCCTACCCCTCCTGTTTCATTGGGGCCGCGAGAGGGCTGTACATTCGCCTCTACCGGATTAAACGGCGCTCCCTGTGGGGCGTTGCCGGCACGGGCCGCATCATCAACAACTGCGGCGGCTTGCGGGGCGGGTGGCGCTTCCACTGGCGCACGCGGCCTCGTCACCGCCCGGGTCGCCGCGCCACGCAGCGCGCTCACCCCGAGCACGCCAAGCTCGGCGTTCATGCCGGCGTAGATGGTGTTCTCCGCGCCACGGAGCGCAGGAGCGACAGCGCCTTCACGGTCGCCGCGTTCCAGGTGCGCGCCCGCTTCCTCGAAGCCGAGCGGCGCGTCGATGAATGGCTGCGCGATCATGCGCGGCAGGCCCATCGCAAACTCGCCGACAGCCGCCGGCATCTCGTGGCGCACGGCGATGGCGGTATTGCGCAGCGTGCGACCGAGCGAGGGCTTAGGACGCGGCGCGGTCGCGTTGATGACCGGCAGCGTGGAGACGCCCTCCCCTGTCTCGGGGTCGATGTCGTAGGAGCCGTTGACCTCGGTGTAGTCCTGACGGCGCGCGCGCTCGATCTCCTGCCGCATGGCGGGGTTGCCGGTGAGAGAGGAGCGCCCCACCGCCTCCGGCACGAACGTGACGCCGCGGCCCACGCGCGGCAGGAACCGCGCCGCCCGCTCCTGCTGCGCCAGCTCTTCCGGCGTGCGCGTCAGCGTGGACGGACGGCCCGTGCGCGCATCGACAATGCGGCCTCCATTGGCGACAGAAGCGATGGACGCCGCGTCGTTGACCGCCTGCCGCTTGTTGAAGCGCTCCAGCGTCGCCGCACGTTCGTTGGCGGCGCGCGCTTCACGGCGCGGCATGTCGTAGGGGCGTGACTTCTGCTGGCGGTCGCGGGCGCGCTCCTGCTCTTCCCTGGTGCGCAGAAACTCTTCAACGAGGCTCACGCTTGCGCCTTTCGTTCTGTTCGACAAGCACGGCAGGCGGAACCAGCAACGGCGCGCGGCGCGCCAGCTTCTTCCCAGAGCCCGCAAGGCGTGCGTAACGCGGCAGTCCGTTGATGTCGGCGGCGAGGCGCGAGACGTTGCCTTCGGTCGCAGGCGCATAGAGGTAGCGCGCCACCGCCTCGTTCACTTTCGGATTGGCGATGCCGCCGCGGCGGAAGCGGTCGTAGACGCGACGGCCAAGCGCGCCGACCATCTTGCCCGGATCGAATCCTGCGTCCGCCGCGTCATCGAGGAAGCCCATCTCCGCCTCCCCTGTCGTGCGTGCGTCCACGTCTTCCTTGATGCGCGCCGTCTGCGAACCGCCGCGCACGTCGTTGGCGAACGTGGCCATGCGCACCTCGTTCTGAATGACGCGCATCAGGCGGCGCGCCTCCGTCTTGCCGATCGTGCGCTCGATGACGGCCTGCCATGTGCGGTTACGCAGGAGGCTGCGGACGGCGGAAAGCTCGTTCGCCGCCAGCTTGCGCTCCACAGCGTCGAGCGCGCCGGCCACGAGGTCGTCGAGTTCATGCACCGACGGCTGGCGACCGTTCTGGCCGCGAAGGATCGAACGCAGTTCTCCCTCGCTCATCGTGAGGATGTTCTGGCCGTGCTCCAGAAACTCCTGCCGGGACGAGGCGGTGCGATAGGTGTTCCGCACCTCCGCATATTCTGGGAACATGTCGTCGGCGATCTGGTCGAGCACGCTCTTGTGCGAGCCGTAGGCGCGCTGGAACTGCGAGCCGGGCGCCGCTTCGTCCGCCATCTGGCCGAAGGCGCGGTGCAGATAGTCCACCGACGCCACACTCAGGCGCTGTGGCTGCCGGCCCGCCGCCAATGCTTCCAGCGCCTTCCCGGCTTCGTCGAGGTGCGCGGTGTCAACGGCCTCGTTGTGCGCCTTGTCCACGGAACGACGCAGGAACGCCTCCTCGTCACGCAATTGTTCGATGCGGTCGGCGATTTCTTCGCGGCGCTTGGGCGTCACCTTCTTGCCGCCTGCGCCCCTGCTCTCCTTCATGAGCGCATCAATTTCGGTGCGCACCTGGCGCAGCCGCGGGGCGCGGCGCTCGCCAAGGCGGGCCTGCAACGTCGTGCTGCTGCGGTCGAGACGGGCAAGCTCCTGCGCCGTCTTCGCGGCCTGCTGCACCACTTTGGGGTCCATGCCGTCGATGGCTTGCTGCAAGACCGCCGCCTGCTCGTCGGAGACCTCGCGCGAATAGGCCATGCGATAGCCTGCGTCGGCTTGTGCCTCGCGCGCACGATCGATGGAGCGGCGCGCCTCGAACACGTCCATTGGCTCAGATGAGCCCGTGCGCCGAAATCCCTTCGACAACGCGGAAGCGACGCGGCCGGCGCGCGTGCCAGTGTCGGGCGGAAGCGGCAGTCCGGACTCCTTCATCGCAACAATCCGCTCCGGGTCGAGACCGGTGGCCCTCGCAGTAAGCGCGTCGTCGGAAATCTGCTGGCCCGGCCCGCGCACTGCATTGACGGCGCGCGCGGTTCTCGCCATGGGCGCGCCGCCGACTTCTGCGACAGTGACTGCAGTCGTTCCGCCCGTGCGGCGACGACGGGCCGCTGCAGACTTCTGGAACGCTTCCGGCGTCATGCCGGCGTCTTCCAGATCCCGTGCAAGAAGGCGCGCACCGCGCTGCTGCGGGTTGAGGCCGAAGCGCGAGATCACGCCGCCGACCGTGTCCACCGCGGGCCCGACAGCGCGGGCGCCGGTGTGCAGGACCGTCCCGACGCCGGCGCCAATGGCGGCGTCCTTGAGCACGCCGCCCGGCGCAAAGCGCTCCTCCGGCGTAATTCCTCCAAGAACGTGCCCTGTGGCCCCGTAGCCTGCGCCGACAGTGGCGGCGGTCACCAGAGGTCGCGACGCCGCGAACTGGCGCGCTGCGACGGTTGGGGCCGCTTGTGGGGCGACTACCATTGTTGCGGCCAAGGGGGCTGCGCCGCCCGTGCCACGTAGGAACGGCGCCAACCACGGCTGGCGATGGGCGAATGCCGCCTCAAACTCTCGCGTCTGATCTGCGCCGGCGCGATAGCCGCGCCGATAGTTGCCGCCGATGCCGGGAAGCGGATTACGCCCCTGACCGATGTCACGCGCCGCTCCGGTTACGGCGTTGAGGCCGCCTCGGAGGCCGCCCTGCACTTCGTCGTAGCCTCCATTTGTCAAGCCTTGGCCAACCGTCGCCAGCCCGCCCGCAAAGTCGCTGTAGCCAGAGGCCTGCATGCGCTGTGTCGCTGCCCGCTTGATGTGGGCGCGTGCGGTCGCTTCGTCTGGCGCATCCACCTGGTAGGTGCGGCCGTCCGGGCCTTGCGCGCGGTACTTCGGCACTAGCGGACGGCTCCTAGGTCGATCACGCCGCCGTCATTCTTTGGCGCTGCGCTGCTGCCGCCGCGGCCGAACGCGCCGCGGGGGCGAAGCGCACGCTCCTGCGCGGCCCATGTCTCCTCAAAGCCCGCCAGCGAGCCGTGCTGACCAATCCAGCGCTCCATCGCGGCCACGCGAGCGCGCTGGACTTGCGCGTTCTGCTGCAGGGAATTGACGCGCTGCGTGTTCACCGGTCCCGGCGTCATGACGTTCGGAAACCGCTGCATGTTCATCATCATTTCCTTCTCGGACATGTCGCCCGAGCCGGGGATGCGTGCAGCCGCGCTCATTTCCGCTGTGAGGCCCTCCATGCGCGTGCGGCCGGGACGGCGGTCCATCTGCGGGATCGGACCCCATCCGCTTCCAAGGATGGAGCCAAGCCCGCCGGTGCCTGCGCCCCTGTTCGCGGTGTTGAAATCCTGCCCGAGGCGTGCCAGTTCGTTGGCTACGCGCAAGCGATCGCGCTCGTTCTTCAACGCTGGATCTTCGCGGACATTTTCGTCCGGCACGACCTCCCAGTTCGACTGTTGCCGGTGGTCGCCGCCACGAAAGCGGTACTTCTTACCGTTCCAGTCCTGAACATCGCCGGCCTGTGGAGCACCCATCAGTAGTTCCTCGCCCACGGAGGTTGGTTGTTGCTTTGGGCGCCGCTGCTGGCCCCGACGCCCCTCAGACGCCGCTGCTCGCGCCAGTAATCCTCGTTCGGCGTCCACTGACCCGTGCGCGGATCGAACGCCCCGCCCTCTTTCCAGTCGTAGCCGCCCTGATCGCCTGACATAAGCATCTTCGCCACCGACTCCGGCGCGATGCGGGCGAGCGCACGGTACTGCTCCGGCAGGGAATTGACCCACGCTTCCACTTGCGCACGCTGCGCCGCTTCCTGCCGGTCCTGTTCTGCGAGACGGTCGTCCGCCGTCTTCTGCCGTGCTTCCATGTTGAGCTGCGCGGCAAGGTCTGACGCCGTGTCCGTGCCGCGCGAGAGGTCGTGCGCCGTCGCGCCGATCATGCGCCACTGCTGCGGCGAGACGCGACCGATCGCGCCCATCGCGCGCCCGAACATGCCGCGACGGGGGCTGTTGATCGCAGGCGGTACGGCCGACAGGCCGCGATCGTCTGCCACCGCCATGCCGTTGATCGGCTGGGCCATGAACGGCGCCATCGCCTGCGGCCTGCGTCCAAACATCCCCATCTCAACCGCCCTTGAATGCGCCGACCACATTCGCCGCAGCGTTCACCCAATCCAGCAGGCCCGGCGAATAGCTGCCCGTCGTCGTGCCCGTGGTGTTGGAGGTCGAGCCGGTGAACGTGTTCGTCGGGATCTGGCCGAGAAGCCCGCCGACGCTCGCGAGATACGCAAGCCGCGCCAGTTCCGGGTTGTTCTGCATGGCGATCTGGCGCTCCTCGGCGCCCATCTGCGCGAGCTGCGCGATGTTGGCGCGCTGGTTCTCGTCGAGTTGTGCGCCGCCACTGATGAGCCCCTGTGCGCGCGTGAACGCAGCGTTCCGGTTGCCGATGCCCGCCGTGTAACGGTTGTTGATGTCGAACATCGCGCCCTGCTGGGCGTTGTTGTAGCCTTGGCTGCGAAGGTTCGCCGACAGAAGTCCCGCGCTGTCCGCAAACTCGCGGTTCGTCAGGCTGTCGGCCACGCCATGACGCGAGCCGCCATAGGCGCCTGACGCCGTCGCCTGCGCCTGACCCGACGTGATCGCACGCTCCCGTGAGCGGTTGAGGTCGTCAAGCGACAGGTCGATCACGTTCTGCTGGTAGGGGTTCATGTAGGGCGACAGATCAGCGCCCGCGAGACTGTCGTAGTTCACGTCCCCGACGTTCTGCAGGCCGGTGAGGCCCTGCGTCATCCAGTTGGATCCTCCCGCCCCTCCCGCGCCTGCAAAGGCCGCGCGCTGGTTGGCGTTCGCGCCGACCATGTAGGTGCTGGGATCAGGCGCGTTGTTGAGCAGCCCGCCGACCTGGCTCGCGAAATCCTGATACGGCCCCTGAATCCACGACGGGACCTGCGGCGTCTGCGTCGTGGTCTGGTTGACCTGCGTCTTCTGCTTGCCGCCCGATCCCATCACAGTTTCTTTCTGATCACGGTCGAGATGACCCCATAGCCTTGCGGCTCCAGAACACGTTCCCAGCCTTTGCGGCCGGACCACACATGCGCCTGCGTGCAGCCGCGCTCGCGCGCCCACGCCTCGATGCGCGGCACGCTGTCCACAATTTCCGCCATGTCGCCGCCTGCGGGGCCGACCTCCACGACGCGCTCGCCATTCGGATAGTCGTCGATGCGCAGGAAAAGCGCCGACCGATCGTTCTTCCAGATCGTTGCGCGCCCGTCCGCCACTTGCCGGGCAAGGTCTTCAACGGTCCAGATCGGTTGTTCCCCGAGTGCATCGGAGAACCAGTTGACGATGTCTTCGCCAGTCACCACGTCGCCCAATCCGGCTTGTTCGGCAACGCGTGACCGACAAGCGAAAGCAGTTGCCGGTGCGCCGCAGAGCGCTCCGGCATGACGATGAGGTCGTCTCCATCCATGCCGACGAAGAAGCCGCCCTTCTCGCCGGGAAGCTGTATCCACATGCCCGCGTCGGTGCGCTCGCGCTTGATGGAAAGATCGGTCCAGAGCGCGTCGTCGTAAGCAAGCCTCACGGATACGCCACCGCTGAAAGCGCGCCGGCATCGCTCACGCTCAGGGCGTACTTCGTCCCGTTCGGCGAGGTCAGCACGAGGCGGATGTTGTTGGGGATCACGTTGTCCCTCGTCGTTTTCAGGTTGGCCTCGTCCTCGCGCACGATGGCCTCGCGCATCAGCGCCTGATCGGTCGTGCTGTAGCCCCGCGACGGCGCCTGCAGTCTCATCGCCGCCCGCCCGCCACCACATCGGCGCGGGGATTGCCCCAGCGCGCGACGGACGTGTTCAGAAACTCCACCTTCATCTTCGCCTGTCGCGCCGCAAAGCGCGCCTGCGTGAAGTCCGCAGGCGTGAACGGCCCATAAGTCGTCTCTGTCCCGGTCGGCGTATCCGCAGCGATGAAGCTGACCTGCACGTCGCCAAGCGTCACCTCGTCGGTGATGATCTCGCGCACCTTCGCCAGACGTTCGCCGATCCCGAGTTCAATCGGGCCGCTCGTGGCGTAGGGCGTCACCCCGTCGTAGTCCGTCCCGGTCTCGTGGTCGTAGAGATAGCCGTCGCTATCGACCATAATCGGGTTGTTGAACACGCCGCGATCGATGCAGGCGAGGCGCGACAGCGTGCCGATGTTCCAGTGCCCTTCCTGAATGTTGAAGTGCACATACTTGTCATTTTCCGTCGATCCCGATGACGGGTAGAACCACCAGACCTCGTTGAATTGCGAGTTGGCGAAACATACGACCTTCGAGCGTTGCGTCAGGTTGATGTCGGAGAACACCTCGTCATAGACCGCGCACGAAAGAGGCTGCACCACGCCGTCGTAAATGAAGAAGCCGGCAATGCTCATCCAGATGGCGCGCGTGTCGGAGGCGGCCACCGCCCCGCGGCTGATGATGCCGCACGAGTCCCCCACCCTGTCGAAGCGATAGACATAGGGCAGGCCGATATAGGTCGCGATGTGCGCGTCCAGATCGGAGAAGATCAGCGTCGAGGAGCGCAGACGCTTGCCGCACATGAGCTGGCCTTGCGTCTGCACGTCATAGTCGCCCGCCTGGTTGGTGGCGGTCGCTGTCCATGTCGTGCGCACCTCCTGATCCGCCCATTGCGCCCGGCGCGTCACGCCGTTGGCGCCCAGCAGCATGACGAAGCGCTCCGGCGTCACCACCACCGCCGCGTTGGATGTCGGCGCGCCGGAAACCGCCGCCGCCACAACCGCCGTGTTGCGCTGCCAGTCGTAGAGCTTGCCGTCGTCGGACATCACGCCGACGAGGTCCTGCCCGTCCGTGTCCAGCGTCCACATGGACGCCGCCTGCACGCTGATGTTGTCGATCCGCGGCGTGCCATAGGTGCTCACCCCATACGGCCCGACGCCATAGCCCGCGCCGATGGTTGCATCCGCGCGCCCGGCGGTGAACCCCACGGGGGTGATGTCCGAAGGCGTCGCGCTGGTCTGCGTCAGGGCGTAGAGCTTGGAATGCGTGCCGGCCGCGATGAAGCGCACCGTCGTGTTGTCGCGCCACGAGATGAGCGCGCGGCACTTGCCGGTCATGGCGCTGGTCGTGCGCGCCGCCCAGCCGCCGATCGCCTTCATCGCCCCCTCGTACCAGCGCACGAGGTTCTGGTCGTACCAGCGCCCTTTTGACTGATACGCCGTGCCCTGCCGAACGATGCCGGGAGGAAGGCCAAGATCGACGAACATCAGACCGTGTACGGGCTCTGCGGCGCCATCGCACCGCCGCCAAGCGCGTCGGAACGCGCCTGCATGTTGACCTCCGCCATCATGCGCTCGAACGCCGGTTCGTATTTCGCGACGCGCGCGTCGTCATCGGAAAACCGCGCCAGCTCCACGAGCGCGCCGTAGAGATAAAGCTGCGGGTAGCGGGCAAGGATCTTGTTCGTCGCCGCGCCCGACGCAAAGAAGTCCATGCGCCGGTAATAGGTCAGATACGCCGTGTAGCTCGTGGCGCCGGGATCGGGCGCAAAGCGGAACACGTCCGTCGTGTCGTCATAGCCCTCGATCGCGTACCATTGCGGCTGCGCCGTGGTCCATGCGGCGGCCAGCGCCTGCAACCGATCCGGCGGGACTGGCGACAGCGGACTGTCGAAACTGCCGTCGATCCAGAGTTTCTTGACCGCCAGCAGATCGCTCGGCGTCGTCACCGACGTGGCGTTGACGGTCAGCGTGTCGGACTTCTCCATCGCCGGAATGCGCAGTTTGGCGTTGATGGCCTGATGCGCGAGATAGATCGCGTCCGCGACCTGATCGGTGTCGCGCGACCAGTTGTAGGCGAGGACCGAAGCCTGCAGGTCGGTGTAGTTCGAGAACTGCGACACCTACACCCTCCCCGGCGCGGTGCGGAGATGGCGGTAGTCCGGGTCGTTCAGTTTCTTCTTTAGCGCGTCCTCGTGCTCGGGATTCCAGGCGTCCCAGCCCTCCTCAACGAGCCATTTAAGGCGCAGGCCGTGCGGGATCGACGCGCACCGGCGCATGCTCTTGTCCCAATTCCAGCCGCTGTTCTCCGTGAACATGGCCTTGTTGAGTTCGAGGATCTGGTACACGTCCTGCACCGCGCTGATGCACCAGTTACCGTCGTTGTGGTCGGTCAGGTTCCAGTCCACGCCCGCCGCGGAACGCCACACGGGCGCATCGGGGTCTGACGCGATGGCGTTCGCCTGCGCCTGCGACAGCGTTGGCAGGCCGTACTCCTGACCGTAGTCAGCCATTCCAGCCGTCCACCGTGCCGGCCGCCGCGCCGTTCGTCAGGAGGTTGTCGAGTCGGCTCTTGGACGTGGCTTCAAGGCGCTTCAGCCGAATGTCCTCGGCCTTGAACTTCTCCACCCATGCACGGTCCAGAGGCTCGGCGAAACGCTTGGTCCAGAGCGAATGCGCGTTCACGAATTTCGCCGAGATCGTCGCGCCTTCCGGGTAGCGGTCGAAGCCGAAATTGGTGCCGGCGGAAATCTCGCCGTGCCCCCATGACGTGACACGCATTTCCACGTCCGGGCCTTCCGGCAGATTGACGCCGATCGCGCTCTTGCGGGAATCGATCA